TTGGCTACGTCTTCGTTAAGTACGAAAGTTGCTGGCATGCTTAGCGCAGAGCTAGCGTCTGCAGCTATAACGTTAGGAGTAGAAGAGGTTGTCCCTGTATCGTGAACTGGCGTGCCCTTAAGAAGGGTTCCTCCACTAACGTTTCTTACGGTGATATAAAGAGTGTTGTAATCAACCCACTCTGTGTCGTAATCATCGTTTGATGCCTTTGCCAAAACCTGGCCAGTAGTTCCGCCAGGTTCAACCCCCTGTCCCACAAGTGCCGAAACAGGGTCTTCTATGGTTGTAATGCTTGTGATGCCTGTGACGTCCGTGGTGTGAAACTTTCCAGGAGATGAGGAGGCATCGTACCTCATGATGTCTGCCTTCCCAGAGGTTATCTGATTAGTTAGGCGAGTGATGACATCGTTTGCTTTGCCGCTGGAGACGGTAAGGACAACCGCTATTGTGGCATCCTTACCGCCTCTTTTGGCATCGAAGTATACGGTAACAGTAGTGTCACTCGTGTACTCAGCATGAGAGAAAGAATCCACGGGGATAACCGTAGATTCCGTAGTAGACTTTATGAAAAGAAAGTTCCTTTTCATCAAAACCCATTAGGGGGCTGTGATCTCGTCATTGACTCCGAGCAGGACTCTACGGTTGCCAGCGTTGTAGCTCTCGAAGACCTCCTTGCCCAAGTGAATCACGTAAATGTAATCATCAGCAGCAGTCAAAGTCTTGGTGACCTTTGTTCCTGCACTGTTGTACCAAGAAATAGCCAAGCTCGCTGCATCAACGTCTTCGGAGTCCGCATTAAGGCTTTCGAGGTTGATCTTCATAACGAGACCAACAGGAACGCCCTTAGACTTCAAGGTTGCTTCGTATGCTGGAGCAGTTGTGCCATCTGCCACACCGTTGAGGCTTACTTGCAATTCGTAAGCGTCGTAAGGCGCGAGACCTGACCCAGGGAGCTCATTGCCAGAAACTGCAGACAGCGTGATTGCTGCTGAGTCCTTATCTGCGATAAGAGGGAAAATTGCCATTGTTCAAAAGATTATGAAGTTAGAGCGAGGGTCCGAAGACCCTCACTCATCCCTTCAGGTTAATTATCCCTTGATAGCAACGTGCTGGTTCGCAGCGCGAGTGATCAAGTTGATTTCAGAGCGGTAGTGGAACGTAGCAGAGTCGTTACCAGTGTCACCGTTGTTGTAGTGACCCAAGACGCTACCAGTTACCCAGTGCTCCATTTCTCTGTTGTAGCCATTAGAAGCCTTGTAGTTCATCTCCAAAGCTGGGGCCTTAGTACCAGTGCGAGCGTCCGTGACCTGAGTCATTGGAACCATTGCGCCTTGGAACTGCGTAGATGCACCCAACAACGTAGGATCGTTCAAGAGCTTCCAGTCGTGCTTGTGGAAGGTGTAACCACCGCGAGTGAACGACTTAAAGCCGAGCTGTACAGCCAAGTCAGAGTCGTTGTTAAACGCTCCGAACTGACCAGCCAAGCCAGCAGTCACCTGCGTAGCGATACCGCCTGCCAACATGTCGTCGATAGCCAAAGACTGCTTTCTGTTGAGGTACATAGCGTACTCAGCAGGAGCGCCTTCCTTGTCCAATTCGAGGATGATGTCGTCGAACTCAGCGATAGAATCGAGAGGAGAAGCAGCAGTGTTAGAAACAACGATACCTCTGTCCTCAATAGCAGAGAAGTATCCCTCTGAGCCAGTTGGAACTGTAGCAGAGCCAGTCATTCCAGTCTGACCAAAGAGCATCATCATCTCTCTCTTGTCTTCAAAGCGAGCGCGAGTATCTTGCTCGCCCTTCATGTACCATCTGTAGTCACCGTTGCCGATGTTCACCCAGCCGATGTTAGTAGCCTGTGATCCGTTCACCTGGTAGCGCTCCTTCATGATCATGAAAGGATTCACTCTCTTGATGAGATCTGGCTCCATGTAAGCTGAAGGCTGATCGGTTCCCTGAGCGTACAGGTTTCCGAGAACAATAAACTTAGAGGCAGCGCCTTCGTTGGTGAGAGTGCCTCCGTCAAGGGCAGCGATAGTGTACTTCACTGCATCGTCTTCGTCAGCAACAGTAGAGCCGTCTACCAACGTAGGAGCAGAGCAGAAGAATCTCTGACCGTTAGCAGCAGACATCAAGACGTCATTCTTTCTGACGCCAGCGCCAGCTGCAATGGTGAGAAGGTTTGCGCCTGTGATGGTTCCCTCCACAATCTTGTGGCGGCGACCTTCTTCCCAGTACTGAACTTCGTCCTGAGTTGCAGCCGCATTCACAGCGCCAGTCAACTTCAGAAAGCCAGTGATGCCCTGGTCTCCGTAGGTCTTAATCAACAGGTCTCTGTTGTCGGGCTTCGCGTAGGAGCCGACAAGATCACCGATAGTGGTGTAGGTGTCTGGGGTAATCTTCAGTGCTGGGTTAACAGAGCCAGAAGCGATCTTATTGTTAGCGTCTGCTGCTGCTGAACCACCGACTGTTCTACCCGTATTCAAAGTAGCCATAGTAGTCTAGTTTAGATGTTAAAAGTCATTGGACTTCCGCCGCCCATAAGAATTTGTTTGAGCTGATCTGGAACGGAAGCCTCGTTTGGTTGTCCCGTGTTTTGGGTTGGGGTCACTGCGCTAACGTTAGCCGCTCTGTCAACCAAACCTCTTTGACCATCACCCTGGCCTTGGCGATAAGCCGCAGACACGATTTGGTCAATGTTGTTTAAGACAGCTCGGTGTGAGTTGAGCATATCGTAATCCCAGCTACCATCCTCACGGATATAAGGATCAAAATAGTTTTCGAGCCTAGAGTTGCTGTCATAGATGTCTTGCAGTTGTTGTTGCTCAAGTCCGAAGGTGAACGAGTTTCCGTTACCTAGGTCGAACTCCAAGCCTTCTAACGCTTCGACTTCCTGAATCAGCTCATCAATGAAGGCTTCGTCAGCTATTGGTTCACTATCATCATACCCTTCGTTAGACACCTCTGGCTCAAGGTATTCAGATCGAATGTCATCAATCTCTTGCCTTGCGCGCCCAGCATCCATCTTGAGCTGAAGATTAGCGAGTCGGACTTCATCCTCTGAGTAGAGGTCTTCATCCAGTTTATACTTGCTGCTAACAAGTGTCATCACCTCGTCAGAGCTAAGGTTGGGGTACTCTGTCGCCATCTGAACGCGAATAGCGGTCATGTCATCCATTTCGGATGGGTTAAGCGACTGATACGCAAACCAGTCTTGTGGTGATCTGCCCGTGTCTTCAACAAAGCGTTGAATCGTGGCAAGACGCTCGTCAACCTCAAATGGTTGTGAAAAAGAATCAAGATCTTCGATCTCCCTCCCAAGCCTTTCACTTAGGAACGTGAGGACCGCAGTCTCTATTTCTTCTTCGGAGTATTCTTCCTGATCTTGATAATCTGGTTGCTCGTGGTACTCATCCTGTACTGGAGCTGCCTCAGGATCTACGTAGTCCGATTCATCGTACTCCCGCGTCTCTTGCTGAGGCTCAGAATTGATAGATTGGAGCATTTCATCAGTGCTATCAAAGAACTGAAGTTCTGACCCTCCACTCTGCTGCTCAGGAGACGTGTCCTGAACCTGATCTTGGGCATTGTCCATGCCCTCCATGTTTTCGTTTTCCATTGTATTTAAGATTTAGATTTAATTATTTGTAAGCGATGGCCACGGTTCCAGACGGAACCTTAACCCTACTAAACCGACCGAAAATGGTCATGCCAGCAACTACAGGAACGGCCTGAAGGTTACCGTCAACGATCTCGTAGAAGTCAGCTGCCAACCCATCAGCTTCAGCTGTTGTGGCAAACTTTTTACCAGTGGCTCGGTTTATGTACTTCTGAACTTCCGTGCTATCCTGGCTGTCGATGTCTACGTAAACGAACAAACCCCCTCCAGCCACCTGAACAGATGTGCCAGACATGATCTGAACCATTGAGAAATACTCGTTGTCAGCGGCTATAAGCTCTTCGTTTGCGGCATCGAGCAAATAGGTGTTCTTTGGTGTCTTTATTGATGGATGAGCCATTATTGCATGTGTATTATAACGTCAGTAATTCCTCCAGCCTTAAACTGTACAGCCTTAAAGTCTCCAAAAATTGTTTGACCATCTCCAACGTCAAACGTAACCTTAACTGTGTCTTTGACCTCCCTGTGAAAAGAATCGGGACTCATGGGAATCTTCACCTTAGCCTCATAAGTCTCTTCATTGTCAAGGGTTATTTTCAGCACAGCAGGATTGTTTTGCAAAATTCCAATACCGTTTCTTTGCTGACTAGCTGAGGGAAAGGAACCAGAATTAGATGCTAAAACATTAAGGTCACCGTTGGTATCTGTCGCGGCGGTCATGGTGGGGGAGAGGGAGTCGACAAAATCTTGACCCCTGCCCTCAACGCTAACAATCTCTATGGATTGAATACCGTCCGCTGCCGTGTTTTCAGGGACATTATGAGACACGACAGTAAAAGCAAAAAGAGTCTTTACTTTGCCGACCGCGCTATCAAGAATATTAGATGTGTTCGCAGTCTTCTCTCTTATCCCTCCTCCATAGATTTCTATTTCACCACCAGAAGGGAAGGTAAGGGCATAAACGTCCTTGGGAAGGTTGACCTTGTCAGTAATGCTGGTTAGGTCAATAATCCCAAGCCTCCCGCCCGTTGTTGAAGAAGGATGTGCCATTAGCTATATCTTACTGCGGAGCTGTCAGAACCAAACACACCGTACTCAATCATATCGTCTGCAGCAGAAACCTTTGCCTCAAGGGTTACGCCAAGAGAAACTGGCATGAACATAAACTCACCACCCTTAAGGACAGCTATGGCAACATTGTTCCCTGCTTCATATATGGTCACTGTATCTGTGTCTGCGGTCTGAAGATTTCTTACATACACGTAAGCTCCGCTGGTCTTATCGTTAGCCTTGTATATGGTCTGAGCAGCACCAGTGATGTAGGTTCCATTAACCTTGACTCTCTGCATATTTCCTGAATCAGCAGAAAGGGCCGAGGACAACGAAACGGCTATTGGAGCGCTGAGAACATCTGCAGTGCTAATTGTCAAACCAACTTTAACGCTACCCATTACGCTTCGTAAATCAGCATAAACTCAATCGTCATAGATGTAGCTACGCTGGGGGTGAACTTTACGTCAGCCTCTCCATCCCAAGGAAAGAAAGCCCAGTCACCTGCATAGAGGTGGCCAACAATCTGAGAGCCAAGAGTTATCGTAAAGTATTCTGAAGCAGTGATTGATGTGTTGGAGAGGTATATCTTGTGAGCTCTCTTTGCGTTGTCGGTGCCTTCTGGAGCGTAAGATGCCTCAGGGAACAGCGTCTGCTGCGTGGTGCTCTGAGTCGTCTTTCTTCCAACACCAGTGGTCTGATCAAGACCATTCGTAAACCCAGCCTTAGTCAGGTTAGATGATCTAGAGAGGGCCAATGCGTCTCCAGTAAGGTCTGCACTCTGAAGAGTTATTGTTGCCGTTGTATTTGCCATTTTTACTTTGTTGGTGGTTTGGTTTCTGCAAATATAACAATTATGATATTGTCACATCAATCGACGTCACTCTGTATGAGCCGCTTCCAGTGGAGTCAAGATCAAGCCTGTATTGTATATCAGAAAAATCATCCACAGTGTTCGTCATGGTAACGGTGTGGTTAGTTACTCCAGCTACCGAAGACGCAGATGAGTCACTGCCTGCAGACCTATTGTCGTCAAGAGTTAAAGTGTTAGCTGCGCTAGAAGATACATAAACCCTAACCTCAACAGTCACGGTGTCTCCAGAAGAAAGACCTGAGACAGTAAAGTAATTTCTCCCTCCTCTCACGGTATCCTCGTTGTCACCAACGGTAACCGCACCCCTCATAAGCTTATTCGCTGTGTTCGAGCTTGAAAGGCTGGGAAACGCAAGCCAACTAACAGACCCGCTGAAGGAGACATTCTCATTTGCGTCAGCATTCGTCATGCCCCAAGCGCTTTCAGAACCTCTTGCGAGCTTGAGCTTTCCTTTTATCTCTACTGTAGATCCAACTGTTGATTCGTTTCCGCTCACAACGATGGCGTCAGACTTTTGTTCAGATCCTATATTTGCGTAATTTGACTTTACGCTAAGGGTCGACCTAGTATCCTCAACCTTAAGTTCAGTATCACCCACATTCATTCTTGCTTCACGGTCGACAACCTGAAGTTTTCCTGATGTATCCGAATTGTCTACTGAAACTATAAACTTGTCGTCAGTGCCAGCTGGAACTTTCTTGAGCCCCCTAGTAAGAATGTCGACTGTGGTTTTATTCGCAAAATCAGAAGGATTCGACGCGTTAAGTATGCCATTTACAGCCGTCAAAGTAGCAGCAGCTGTACCGCCAAGGGCTGATCCATTTCTGCCCTTAAAGGCCGCATAGTTTGCTGAGTTTATAACCTTTTTCTGAGTTCCAGAAACCTTTATTGTAATAAGGTCTCCGTCTCTCGTTGCGCTAAGATCTCCGTCAGAATCAAACGTATAGGATGCAAACTCATTTCTTATGAGAACAGAGTTGTTTGAGTTGTAAATCTTTATCTCCATATCAAACATAAATAGATACTCCCGATATCTTTAATGAGTTAACGTAGTCGCTGGAGAATGACTGAACGCCTCCACCGAAGTTAAATGGGTCCGCCTCTGTTCCAGCAGCCCTAACAGCTACAAAAAGCCTCCATTCTTGCATATCGTCAGTCTGCTTAAATTGAGTTCCGCTTTGAACGCCGTCAAGCCAAAACGTGTTGTCGCCAATATCTGTCGCCGTACCCTCAGTTCCTGCTGAAGGAAGAACAGTGATCAGCCCAAGTTGATAATAGTTTTCGATATCGCCGTTAGTTAGCTTCTTTTCTATTTTATAACCTACCCAGAAGGCGTCATGTTTTTCTATCGACCTCTGAAAGTCTATTGCTGCCCGAATAGCAACAGCCCTATTTGTTACCGCAAACTCAAATGGCCCGTTTGCAACAGGGATTTGAAAGTTTGGTTGTTGAAAAAGAATATGATCAAAATCATAATCTGAATTCGGGTCTGAGGGATCTACTTTAGCTACAGTTACTGCCCCGTAGGAGTCGTAAAGCTGGTCGCTAAGGATGTCCATAGAGGTTGGGAAAACCTCCCTATAAGGGGACGTAAATACAGTCTCCCAGTTCTCACGTATGTAGTCAGCAGAAATAGAACCCCCAACAGGGACGTTAAAAAGCTCCAGAGAGGTTGATGTAGCATTATTGTTGCCTGAAACATCTGCATCAGGAGTCATTATGTAGTGCCTGTGATACAGAAAATATGGTTCAACTTCTTGCTCGGAACCGAATGCCGTCAAGAATTCAAGCAAGTCAGCTGTAGAGACTTGACCGTCACCATTCAAATCTGACTGAAGAGCCAGTGTGTCCCCAGTGGTTTGAGTGGTCAGATTGAAACCACCGCTTTGAGCAACCTGAACGGTGAGAGCGCAGATTACATCTTCAAACGTAAACTTATAGAACGCCCTTCTGCTAGGATTCCAAGCCAAAAGCTGATAGAGCTCTGGGTGTTCGCAGAAGTCTGTAGGTATATTCGGGTATGCGTCGTGCTGGACGGATATCTCGTTGAAGTTTGTCCTAAGGTGCCATGTACTAGTATCCTGGTCAATTTGACCGTAAGGCAAATCAGTCAGCTGTATGTGGTACTGGACATTATCTGGGACATCATCAGCCTGCCTAGAGGTGTACCAGCGACCCTTTATGTTGTAGAGAGAGTTCTTGGCTTGGTGATTGTTTGGAACAGTGGTTACTTCCAAGGCATACGGATACAAGTACCCGTTGCCCTGGAATAGTATCCAATCATAAGCCTGAGGCAGATGGTAGAGACCCTTTACGGAATGGTAAATAGTAGACGTAGCATCTACTACGTAATAATCTTTGTTAAGACTTCGTAATTCTACTACAGTATTAGCTGGCATTAGATATATCTATAAAGTCCTGACAACCAACAAGCTGTCTGGGCTGTACAGATAGATCCTTGCAATCATTCAGATCAACAATGCACAAGCTGACATCTTGATCACTGTCAAGAAGTTCATCAATCTGAGTCTTAAAGTCCTCTTGCTGTTCTTCTGTGTAAGTCATATTTCCGTCGTCGTCCGTCGAGGCCTTGGCCTTAAACTTTTGAACAAGGGTCTCCCTGGTTTGATCAAACGGAACTATAATCTCACGAAGGGCGTTCAGGTTTTTCGAAATCTGAAAGCTAGCCTTAATAGGCAGGTCGAGAGTTGCGAGCTGCTCAAAAGAGGAGTATACCTCAATACACTTTGAAAGTTTCATTAAATTATGGTTTGATTAGTAAAGTACTCTTATCTCAAGAACGTCACCAGCCAAGAGGCCGTTGGCTCCAGGCCAGGTGTCGAACTGAAGCGCAAGATAATCATGTTCGCCTGAACCAGTGCGCTCAATGACCTGAACATTGCAAAAAACTTGCTCTTTGTAGTTTGTTGTTGTAGCACCCTCTACGACAGAGAACCTTCTGTAAACCTGAACAACAGGTGGGTAGTCAAAAATAGGGTCTGAATCATCTCTAAACACGTCAACGTAGATTCTTTTGTTGGCAATCTGTGTTGACGTCACCGTGTTGTTTATTTTCCATATTCTAGCGAACCTAACACGGGTCTGTGAATCAGGAGTAGCCTGAATGTTTCCGTTATCAGCTGAGTCCTCAAGATCAGGAATAGGGGCTGTGTTAGGGGTTCCAGAAGGGTTAAAGGAGTAAAGAAGATGAGTAGACAGAAGCTCTGGAGTAACAAACTTAGAGTTCCAGTTGTAGTTCAGCGCTGGATCTACAGCCCCGTCACCAAAGTGAAGGTCTACTATGTTTGTCTTACGAGGAACAATCTCTTTATTTGAGATAACGTAATCCGTTTGACCCGCATTATCCTCAAAATCTGCAAACACCCAATTCTGAAGAGGTGCATCCCAGTAGAAGCCTTTGTACTTAACCTCTCCAGCGTCGACTACGTCGTCATCATCGGCATCAATGCTACCTGTCTGAATAAGAAGACCGCCTGTAGATGATGAAGTGTTCATAGCAGACAAAGAGGCGTACTCCGTGTCGAAGCCGTCGTTCAGAGTAATAAACTTGTCGGCCACAGAGAGTGTAGCTGCTTGGACAACACTCGTATAGTCTATCGTCCCAGTAACGTTAAGATTACCGTTAATGGTGGTAGTCCAAATGGTACCGTTGCTCTCTACCTTAATCCCAGTAGGAATGACAGACTCGAAATCACCTCCAGACCAAGCAAGAACTGGATACTGAGTTCCGTCACTTGTTATTGCCGCATTGAGGTGCCAGTCGGCAGCCGTGTAAGCTGTCCCGAGGGCGGGGGCTCCAGTAAGAGAGAATCTTATTGTATCTATCTCAGCTGAGTCGGCAATCTCGCTATGGAATATAGAGGTGAGTCCCTTAGCAGATCTTACCAAGGAACCTTCGCCCCCAGCGGGGTTGTAACCAACACCGAGCCTAAGAATCCCGTCGTCTGGTGACGCTACGTCAGAAGTATTGTCTTGGGAAACATCTTCATCTTGGGCGTGCTGGAATCTACCTCCTATACCTCCGAGGTGATCTGCGAGAGGTTCCCACGTAGATGAAGCGCCGTTTCCTCCTGCAGTAGCAACCTTAAGAATCTTACTTCCGTCAGCTTGCTCCTCAAAAGCCATCGACCTCCAAGGCTTCAGAACCTGAGAGCCGCCTGCAAGGTTTGTGCCAGTGTAAGTTGTGGTAAGCGATCCAGCTCCAGTCGTCATATTCAACATACCCCCAGCGACCTGAACGCTCTCTAAGAGTCTCAGAAGGTCAAAGTTGGGTACATTATTTGTGTCGGTACCCGTAAAGAGTACGTCACCGAAATAAATTGGCATCTTTTTTCTTTTTATTAGTTGATCGGAAGCGTCATGTTAATCGTAACACTAGCCGCAGGGGTTGCAACATTGTTGGCCACATAGATTCTATACGTTGCGGTCTGTGGCGTATTCTCGTTAGCGTTTGTTGGGCCTGCAAAAACAGTAATAGTCTCTGTCGTAGAGCTAAATGCACCTATCTGGTTGGAGCCTTGGTTGTTGCTAAACTCAAGGTAAGATATTTCAGGAGGAGTAGAGGCTCCAAGTGGATCTGCTACAGCCATGATCAATCTGTTGTTACCAGTAACCTGAATACTAGAGAGTGTCTCAAAGTCATTAAGAGTATCAATGGTCGCGGTATCAAACGGGCTTGAGTCAACCTTAGGCCCGAAGAACTGGTTCATATCGTAAAGCAACCCCGTAAACCCTGTGTAGCTAGTCCCGTCCCAGACAATAGAGAAAGGTGCTCCTCCGTCCTCGCTCAACGTGTCTGGAACACCTCCATACTCGTTAAGTGGAATGTTGGAATTAACTACGTTTGAGTTTCCATCGTATGTAGATCCATTGATATTCGCGTATCCAATATAGAATGGGAACTGGAACTGAATGAACCTAGCGCCTGGGCCTTGACCAGTTTGAGCAAGGGTAGAGGTGTTTATGGTGTTTCCGCCTGGCCAGGTGAAGTCGAGGTAGTAAGAAAGGGCGGCAGCCGACGTGTCCAAGTAGCTATCCTGAACAACAACCATGTATGCCACTGACGAAACATCGTCTGGACAAGAGTAGTCATTGTAAGTTATGCCATTGACGGCTGTAGACGAGTTGTTAAGAGTGCCCGTGGCTATCTCCGTCCAAGGAGCAACGCTCTTCTGAATGTCGTCAAGGTTCGTGGTATTGGTGACTTGACTTATGGATCTGTAAAGCTTCCAAGTCTGTACGGGGATTATTGTGGTCGCACCACCTCCGTCTTGTTGCTGAGGAGTCACACTGAATGTAACCTTAGTGTTTGCGTTACCTCTAATTCTTCTTCCGTCCGTTTCGTTTGAAGCGTATATGCCCGACATATCCGTAAGACGCTCAGCCGTAGCTACAACAACGGGTCTTACGTAATCGGAAACATCAATGCTATCGGTTGCTTGTCCTGTCATTCCGTATGAGTCTTCTATTTCTACTTTGTATTCAAATCCATAAAATTCATCCCACTCCTGCGGTGTGTTGGTCCAAGAAAACGAGTCTGAACCGCCAAAGACAGTCCCACCGCCAAGAGTCAAGGGGATGTTGCCCATAGACGTCCAGGCATTGTTGTTGTTCAGCCCTGGAGCCACGGCATCTCTGTAGTAGAGAACACAAGAGGCACCCTGAGATGTATCAAGGGTTACTGCGTCTCCATTAGCGTCAAACAAGCCTCCGTTGATGTTTTGTACGGATACTGTCGCAGAAACGTTACCGCCAGTTACGCCAAACGGGAACGTCTGACTGGTTCCAGGGTAAGTAGTGTCGATGACAGACAAGGTGGGGGAAAGTGGCTGAGCTTCGGTAAGAGCTTCAATAATAATCTCAAGAGCAGTCATGCCAGCTCCTCCACCTATCTGGGTTACTGGAATCTGACCAACATAAGATGGATATGATGGGTGTTGGTAATCGTTTCTGTACTTCCCAAAGGTTTTGCCATCAGCAATAGCAACTCCAATATCTTCAAACCTACGCTCTATCGTCCCTATCTCTTTCCAATAGGTGCCACCGTCTCCGCCGTCTGGGGCGTCAGTGTTGTCTGCCGTGCCATCGACAGCGATTGGGGCAATGTCAAAAACACCATCCTGAAGATGCGATGCCGCTGACCCAGTAAATATGTATACTTTATTGTAGGTGACGTCCACACCAAGCATACCAAATGCTCTCTTGTCAGCGGGCACGTCTAGGAGGTTGGTATTTGTAATACCGCTCTCAAAAAAGAAAACACCAAGAGACTGGTTGTCAGTCAAATCAATGACCGCGTAGTCTGGATTGATGTTTATTAGCCTATCTCCAAATTTTATTGGCATCTCAAGATCTGTTTAATTTTATCATTAGAGAAGAATCAGAGCTCAAAGCACCCTTTTGATTACTTCGGTACAAATATACACTATATGCCCCATTCACTACAGGCGCTGTAACTGTCGTGTCAGCCCTAGTGAAGGAAAAGGTTCTGTTGGCAACGCCGCCACCTGCCACAACCTCAGATATAGAGTCTATCTGAAGAGATGAAGGGATAGCTATCCAAGTGTAATTTTGCTTGTCTTGCGTTCTGCTGTCTCCCATAACTGTAATCTTCTGACCGTCATGATCTTCAGAAGAAGGAACGCCATGGGAAGAGAGGGTAGCCAAAACATCAGGCATATTAGCACTTGAGATAGTTTCCAGTGGAGATCCAAAAACAAAAGCAGATCTCCCGAAATATACATTCCTTGAAAAGGAATATTCCTTGGACACCCCGTTGTCATCGTATGTAGAAGAGGCCTTTAGTTTTAAGATTCTCCCGTGGGGTTGAGGGCCGATTGAACCACCAAAGGGAACTCTAGATTCCGTAGTATTGCCGTAGTCAGAAGGAAAGTTGGAGCTGGTGAAATAAGTCGTTCCGCCAAGAGAAACATTCCATTCTGCGTTCTGTATGGCAGAAGGATTCATAAACAAAAAGTCTATCGAATCAAGCCTGGCCACAGTCATTGCAGGAAGCTTAAATCCGCTGCTTACCTTTTGCCAGTTTGGAGTAGCCTCTACAACGACGGGTGAATTTGGAGACAACAAGTCTCGTATTATGCCCTCGTGACTGTCATTCTGCTCGTAAGTCCTCCCTATAGCGTCACCAAGAGCAGCATCCATGTTGGACACCTCAAGATCAGAAAGGAGTGCTCCGCTACCCCCTGAAGAGTAGTCGTAGTAGAATGTGTTCGTTGTAGAGTCGTATACAATTACCTGACCATCCTGAGGTTCACCACCTATGAGCTCAGCAAGGGTTACTTGCGATGAGTTTGTGTTTATGGCGATGACAGCTGGGGTTTCTGGCGTAACAGCCACATTGCCCAAAGTTGGACTACTGGTTACAGAAATGTTCGCAGCGTCCTCTACGATAACCTTTATGGAGTCAGGATGAGCCATTAAGTAGACGGCAGGGTTACATCTTCATTCACGATGAACTTCCCAGCGAGCCAAGTAGACACAGAGTCTGGATCACCGTTTCCGTCTACGGTCTCTGCTTGCAAGTCGTAGTAATAGGTTCCCGACAGTACGTTTGCCATAGCGCCTCTATTAGCCTTGACCAAAACAACCCCATTCACCGCATTGCTATTGTCCACGGTGATCTCACCGACAAAGCCGCCTGCAGTGTTTTGAGGGTTCGCCAAGCTTGTGTTTACAAACGCAACACCGTTGTTACTCATGTCTGTGCTCAAGACGGATGTAAAAGTGCCGTCATCAGCTCCAGACTCTCTTACCTGCATATAGAAGTTGTAAGAGGATACGTTCTTGGGTGTCGTTCCGTCTGACTCGTAGAACGTAAATGGTATCTTCAATGTATCACCCCTTCTAACGGTGATATCGAGCCTCTGGGCTATATCAAAATTTACTGACGTAGTAGCCATTACGATTTGGTGATTTTAACGTTGTCAACGCCTTCGGGAAGCTCTCCTCTACCTCCCTGTCTTTGAGACATGAGCTTACTCTGTTCGACGGCTTGCTTCTTAACTCTGTCGTCCTTACGGTCTTCCTTGAGAACTTCGAGCTTCTCTTTGAACTCTTGATCTTCAGTTCTAAATCCGAGAGTAGCCTGGGCCTTGATAATTTCAATCTCCTTACGGAGAACATGAAGGCTTTGAGCGACTTGTATCTCTGCGGCGGCCTTGGCCTGAATTTTCTGCATTTCGATCTGTGCCTCCATCTGCTGCTTCTGAGCCTCCATCTGCGCAGCCATCTGTTGCTGCTGCATAGCCATCTCCTGCTGTTGCTGAGCCATGGCTTGTTGCTCTTGCATCATCTGCTGCTTGCGCTTCTTGCGCCGCACCATTAAGAGCCTCTCTGCCTGATCGACATCCTTGAGATCTCTTATAGCCATAGCATCTTCGAGGTCTATCTCCTTCTGGCCAAGCGAAATCTGAATCATCTGTTCGAGATCCATCTTCTCCTTGTTGTCCATCTCCTTTACGACCTTAACGCCAAAGTTGTACATAGACAAGTCATCGAATGAGGAGAGGACTTCCATGTTCTTCTGTCCGATAGCGTTAGCGTAAGCGATGTATATAGCGCTGCCCTGAGGGATAATCTGAAGACACTTAACGATATCCTCGCACACTCTCTTGTAAAGGAGCATGGAGGCGTCGGTGACATCGTGGATGGCGTTGTTGCTGGCTTGAATGGCCTGCTCGCGGACGCCAACCAATGCTTCGCTGTTGGGTGAGCTTGCATCGGTAACCTCGTTAATACCCGTAGTGTCTCTGATGAGCCTCAGGTAGTGATTGTATATACCGATAAGCTCGTTGATGTTTCTAATGCTGTTTCCAATCTCTCTAATCGGAGGGTTTTGGAACCCACCTTCAGGGTTTTTGCTCCTGTAGTAGAAGACACCAGTCTGTTCGTATATGTCGTGCAAGTCCAGTGGATCAAGCTCTCCGCCCTTACCGAGCTGCACATTCTCCAAGCCCTCGATATCAATGATCAGTCCGTCAGGCTTAGCTTTAGCGATGGCCTGCTGAATCTTGAGGTGAGTGAGCTGCAGCATATCTGCAAAACCTAAGCAACTGCCAACCAGTGACTTAGGCATCATGTCGTAAAGGTTTGCTGCAGATATAGAGTACGACATTCTAGCTCTAGAGATGTCGTGAGCGTTTTTAGGTACGTTCTTCTTCTTCCCGTAATCGAAAAGGTATCCGCAACCCAGGACGTAGCTTCCACCGTAGACAGTGGTCACGTCCATCTTAACGGGCTTTCTTTCAAAAACGCTACCTGGGCGCTCCTTGTAAGAGCTACCCTTAAAGTAGAATCCAGTGTTCCCAAAACGGTTCTCCTTCTCTTCGAAGTAGATGCAGTCTACAGTCAAAAACTCAAAGTCCAGTACGTCGACCAAGTAGTCGTCATACCCGTACTCCATGTGTCCTGACATCTCATTGCGGACGGAGCGGCTGAGTCTCGATGAGTCGTTACCATATTTGCCAGCAAACTTGCGGGCGATCTTTTGGTACTGATCCTCTGAGAGCTCATCCCCAGCAATCCTCTTAAGTTCGTGGACAGGTATTCTTCTTACGTGACCTGCGTAAACAACATCAGAGAAGTTCGGGTCTTCTGTGTAGCTGTGAACGAAATTGATGGGGTCAACGTAGTCAACCCTCAGCCCGTAGTTGGGGTCGTTGCTTCTCTTAGTCACCGCCATACCGCAGGTGACAAGGTCTTGGACGCATCGGCGAAACGTGGTATCATTGAACTCGTTCCACTCCATGGTCATGTTGGTAGCTACTTGAGCAGCTATCTCAGCATCTGTTTTAATGTTAGTGCCCATGAAGATTTCAGCCTCCTCAAGAGTGTCTGGAATCTCCTCAACATCTCTGGTCACTATCATTCCTGTCTTCTGTTGGATCTGAGCGAGCTGCGCCTTAGCAGAAACCTCAGCCTCGATCTTTTTCTTCTCTACATCCTTATACGAAGATGAAAGAGGGTCTATAGCCTCTACGTTGGGATGCGGTGACTTAGATAGTATGTTGTTTGCAACAATGCGAACAAACTTTGGAAGTATGGGTACTGGAGTAAAATCCAGGTTCAGAAGAGTTCCGTCATTTCCGTTTGGATCGAGCGACGTAAGCAGCTTCTTGTATATTGAGACATCCTGAGTTCCGTTAGCGTACTTTCTGTTTTTGTTGAATACGTCGTAACGCTTCTTAAAAGCAGAGCTGTTGTCGTTAACGCTCCCCCACTGTGACTCGATAGCCTTGGCGTAGCTCAGGCCATACTCCCTAGATTCTTTCTCCTCTGCAGGAGACAAGGGGTTTGGAAAGCTCTTGCCATCTTTTGGCTTGTCGCTGAAATTATACATTCTCGGGAAAGGTCATCATTTCTGCAAATATAGGAAATCCTGCAGTGACGTTAGATTTTATATCTCCTGAAGAATTTCTTGTCAACAAAGTTGGCAGCCTCCCTTTTTTTCTTGACTTTTTGAGCAGCCAGTAGACACAGTCCAGAGCTGATGCTAAGGTCAAACTTAGTTCTGTTGTCTATCTTGAATCCAATCCAATCCTCAAGGGTTCTGTCGAAGTACATCTTGCCCATATTGCCTGTGTCATAGTTAATGCCTACGTGGTCATGGATGTAGGCCTCAATAGCATGAGCGTGAGCCTGGATAACGTCCTGAGAGTTAGAAGGTATGCCCTTGGTCTTAGTCTTTATTCCGCTGTTGGCAGCAATAAGATGACGCGGCCTTTCCATTAAGTAACCATCGTAACCTCTTGATTCAAAGTATCTTGCGATGCCGTACTTGTTGTTCTCGATTAAGATAGGGTATCCGTAGAACACAGCAGCCATGAGCACGTCCTCATAGAAGATCTTAGCCAAAGGCGGACGGGACGCATACTCCAGCACAAACATGTTCGATGGGTGCTCCATGTGAAACTTGTTGTACAGGTGTAGCGCTCCCTTAGACCCCCGTCCATCGACGGTGGCATCAAGGTCATAAGAGTCGACCCCGCCTACCCCCAGCTCTGCATTAGGTGCAATCTTCTTGTTTCTGTCATACTTGCGTAGATTCCTTAGTTCTTTTGGCGGCATCCATGCAATTCTAAACCTTCCATTAGGATCTGGGGAAAAGACAACCTCTGTGTCCTGCTCACCTCCTTTCCAATGAAAGTTTCCAATAACGACAGGGTTAGGATACAGCTCCTCATTATATTGGACCTGTTCATAGATCTTGCCAATATTAAACAGACTACCGTCGATACTGTCCCGAAAGGCCTCGTCTTCAGTAAAGGGGAACTGCCTCGTTACCTCGTTCAGCTCGGAAGCGTCATGCTTAAGGGCCTCGCGCTCGTTCTTGAGATAAGTTCTAGAGCCTATGATTATTTCCTCTCCGTCGAGGCCGTCTATAGGGTTGTTAGGATTTTTTACTACGGGGTCCCCGTGCTTGTCAAAGAATCCCTCAAGAGATTCGTAGGCAGGAATAAATAGCCTATACAGGCCACTCCTGGTCCTCCCATTCGCGTTCCTTTCCCGAGGGTCCGAATCCCTCCAAAGGTCCTTGTATTCTTTTCCTCCCTTGTCCATCGGATTTACGGTGCTTCCCACCATTGCTTTTCCGACGATTTTTCGCCCTACGATCAAACATGTCCGTTGAATCCTCCAGGCGTCCCTTATGTCTGTAGGTTTTTCCCATTTTCCAG